TCCAACGTTTCTTTACATTTAACGGTTGAATCATCATGGTCTTGATATTCACTTAGTGATGAATCTATCAAGTCCCATTGTTCATCTGTAAAGAAATCACGAATAAGATTAATATCTTTGTGGGAATAATCCTTCCCGTTGATTGTTAAGAATGCGTCCATATTACTGACCATTCTTATAAGAACCCATGAGGCACTTGCCGTACCATATCTCAGAATAACCGTATTCTTCAGATAGGTCTAGGCAGATTGCCCAACACTCATCAAGTGTTTTGAAGACTGAATTCTCATGTGGAGCAGAGTCACACACGACTGCGTAAGGTAACGCAGGATTGAAAGTGGTATTTGGATTAAACATAAACTTATTATACACACAAAAGGGGTCACTTCGCAAGCGACCTTGTGCCACTAAGCGAAGCGGCTTAAGCCGACCCCACTGGTACCCCTTCCGTGTGCAAAACTAGGTGCCTATGAATTGTGAAAAGTTTGTCGAGGTTTACCCCTTCCAACTCAGTCCACTCACTCACATAATCCCACGCATCAAGATCCGCAGTGCCGTCCTCAAAGGCAGGGCACGAACAGAATTCAAAATCGTCATCAATCCAGAAGAATCTTCCAAAGTGCACTGAAAGCATCATGAAATAACCTGAGATGAATTCCATAAGGTTTGAGTTTCGATTACCCCTGTAATATAACCGATTTTAACAACGAATGGGGAAAATAGTGGACAGTTTGCAAACTGGTCTCGGCCCAGCGGCCCAGGCCTGGCCCAGTTCACAAACTGGTACAATCTCGGTTGAAATGGTCACGAAATCGATTATAATAAGAATATCAAAAGAGCAGAGGTATGCTCTCTAAAATCTTCGCCACGCCCCCTGCGATAAATTATTATTAGCAACAAATAGAAACATTCTCAATAAGAAAACCTTAATGAGAATCAATAAGATCTTGTTATTGAGAATGAGATGAGAAATAAAAAGAGGTGTGCCACCTCATAAACATACACATGTACATGCATATCTCGCAATGTTACATGATACAATGTATAATGTAATATGTATGTGTATGTAATCTAGTGCGTAAATCTAGTACGCTGTATGTGACATGATGTATGTATGAATGTGCACATAATCTCGTAGCATATTATGCGTAATGTATGTATGCAAGCTCTGTGTAATTGTATGAATCTCGTGCGTATTCCTCGTCGAGATCATATGTATCTTGCATATGTGTATATGTGCAATTCTCGTCGAGATCGTGGCATGAGATCTCGTAGTCCCAAATATTCGAAAAATCGTCCATGAGAATCTAGTAGAGAATTGTTTGTATATAATGATTATACATGATCTCGACGAGATTGTCAAGTATCTCGTAGTGAAATCTCGTAATGAAGATCTCGTACTTCACAGCATTGTAGTATATTTATACCACTTTGTTTCATTATGTTACAAAACTCTAATGACGGGCGTGTCCAACCTGAGTCTAGGGAATTCCCGTCGTGGGCCTTGACAACTCGCTCGCTCCATGCTACGCTCGCTTAGGTCACAAGATCTGGCTCCCTTTATGAGAATCAAAGAGTGCTATTGAGAATCAATAAGAACACACTATTGAGACGCAATAAGCAACTGTTATTGAGAATGGTATAAAACACAATTTAATATTTATAAAGCCATTTAAAACCTATTTTTTAATGTATTCGGTATCATTTAATACACTTTTGTTATTATTCCAATGTCTAACTACCCCTGCACAGATAACAGTATTAGTAATAAGATATGAGAGTAATATACCTGTTCTTAGTACACATATTATACCATCATATCTCTGTGTCTTATCATCATTGAAACTACCTAATGTGTACATCCATACCTTAATACATTCATTCATATACTTATTCATATATGATTTGTAGTAAGTTATCCTATACTTAATGTTAATAATCAGGTGGCCTCCCTTCTTGTGATTTGTACATGTTTGCTATTCTATTATCATCTTTTGATATTACTTCATTACTATGTTCTTCATTACCATGTATATCATCATACTGTGAATAATGTTCACAATGTTTAGATGTTCTTTTTTTAACAAATTTTAATTCATTCCATGCTGATTCATAACATAGTAATAATGTATGGATATACTTATGATGTGGATTACCTTCTAATTGATGTTTCGGTTTAAGTGAAACAGCAGTCTCAATAGTAATGTATCTACTATGTGTAGGAAAACCTTTTTTAGGTTCTATTGGATCACATTTAAAATAGACCCATCCTTCATCTTTCCCATATTCACCTCTATCCCAGATAACATAATCATCCACTTCGGGTTCGTATGGTTCTTCATTCATGATACTCTCTTTAGTTGTATGCGATCAGGTGATATTCCATTATCTAACATAATTTGCATATAATGTTTGCTTACTTCTTTAGTCAGCATTTGTGCGGGTTCACCCTCAATGATTGCTAGTTCCCATCCTTCTGTATTCAGTTCATACAGATTATACCTCATTGGTTCATCAGGATTATTTCTATCCTCAGCTGGTCTATTATCGGTGTTGTTAACAGTTACTTTACTCATGGAATGAAAGCCTCAATTAAGTCTGATTTGTAATTAGTTGTAAGAGTCAATTTTTGTGCATTTTGTATTGCAGGCCATATAAGTGATTCCCATTCTTTAGGGAATGATGGTTCCTCAGATAATAGTGTGAAACACTCTTTGTCTGATTCTGCAATTACATTTAAGATACCTTCTCTTTTAGGTTCCCAGTAATTTAATATGTACAGATACTTGATAGGATCAGTCATTTAATTATGGGGGTTATAATACCTTAATACGGTATATATTATACCACAAATAATGGCAATCGTAAAGATGGTAGCATACAACATTAAATAAACTCCTGCATGTAATAATTAAGTGAAACCTTATACTTATTGGCTTCACTTTGGTATAACTGTTGATTATACTTTCGGGTTGATTCTCTTCTCATATAATTGAGAATTTCAACATCGGCTTGGTTCATGAATTGTTTAAATGTATCCATGAAAGTTTTAATTTCTTCGTCACTCATCTCCGTACCATTCTCCTGTTGTATCATACATATAATCCCAATATAATGGCCATTCATTATCAAAGGCTTCGATCTCATGAGGTTGAACCGCATAGTCAAGATCGGATACTCTGATTCCATCCCATGTAACACGGCCTGATCTTGATACTAATTGTCCACGTACCCACTGTCTTAAATGAATCAGTTCATGGATTAATGTTACCTTATACAATATAGGGCACATATGTGATTGTAAGTCAATGGTGAAATCACGTGGTCGGTGAATATCACCAAATTGCATATCAATATCACAAAATCCATAAGCATGTTCCCGTTTAAGGCCACGATGCTGGATGTTAATCCATAGTTTATGACGTGGTAGGTACTTGGTTATAAACCAGTCAACAATATCCTGACAGGTGCTCTTGTTATAACCATATCCACAATGTTGTAAATGATACATGATCCCCAGTGTAAAAACCAAATAAATGAACTGATGAAAATTAACTTTTCTTTTGAACTCATGTTATATTTGTTCATGGTGATAACACACCCTCCTTACCTTTAAGATCAATATGGTTAAAATCAGCATAGGCACTGATAGTATCTGATAAGGTTTGGTACAAATCAGAATAATCCCAATTGTCTGTAACCTTCTCGGCTAATAGATTGATTTCAGTGGGACTGAGACCTGGATAGAAATCACGTACGGCCTCAACAACATCAATCTCAATTTTGTAATTTGATTCCATATTTACATGTAGGAAGTAAGGGAATGTAAAGTGTTGGTAGTAGCATCTATGCTAATGATACCAAATCCAAATGCTCTTGAGATCTTATCACATAGGTGATTCTCATCCGTAGCATACCATAGACCAATTGCATCCTGATTAAGAGATGTATCATCAATAGCCTCAATTTCTCCACCCTTGGTGGTATCAAAGAAAATGTCTGTAACCAAATACATTGTTTCTTTCATGGTACCGTCCTCCGATTGGTTGATAGGCCTATTATAACCTCTATGCTTAGTAAATGGGGGAATTGTGTGCCAGTATTAACTCTGGCTCATTGACTCCACCAAATGATCCACACAGTCATTATAATCAGGATCTTCTATTCTTCTCCACTCATCATCACCCCACTCGGCCTTAGGTTGCTTTGCTTTTGCCTTTTCTACCTTATCATAGTAAGCATCAACAGGGGTTTCCAGTTTCTTGAAAATAGCATCAACATCATTTTGAAACTCATCCTCAGTCATATCAAATTCACTGGGATCAGTAACATCATCACTATTTTGCAAGTAACCTTCCATAATGTACAGAATTGTGCTAATTTCTGCTTCAGTTAGGGTAACAGTGTGTTCAGTGTTTAAACTCATGATTTTGGTGAATAAAGGGCCTTACTATCATACCTGAGACTTTTTACAGGGCAGCCACAGGCGATCCTGAGAGGAGCATTTTGGTATCATTTGATACATTAACCCACGTTTCTGTCTATCTCCGTTGGTTCTGTAAATTGTTCCAGATTTAGATCAATTAGTTCCTGACGTTCATCTAATTCCTTAAACATTTTGGTATCTCTAATGACCAGTGCAACATTTAGACCAACTACAACAACAATTCCACCTAAGATAACGGGAATGTACTTAATACTCATAATAGTGTCTCTCCTACGTGTTTTTCTAATTTGGCCTCAATACGGCCGATTTGACGATTGATGAGGGTGCTATTAAACTTATTTGATAAGTCTGTTAGTGCCTCTACAATTAACTCATACTCAGATTGATTGATTTTGTTCATTAGATTACCTCGTGAATGGATTTTTAAATTGTGGGTTTGGTTCTATTACATCAGATGCAAATTGCAATCCGTCACTAATAACAACTCTTGCATCATTTGACTGATAAATGATTACTCCCAATAAACAGATTAGGATTAATTTCATTAGACTACCTCCTTCATTAGATCATTAACTTGAATGTTCTCTACTAACTCATCATATAATTCATCATCATAACAATCAACTCTTTCTCTAATCTCTAATGGTGTTAACTGTCCATACTGATAGATCAGTTCATCAGTGATCCATTCCATCATTGTCTTAGTGTCCATACTATCAACTTGCATCTCTACGAATTGTTCTACAAGTTCATCTCTTTGTGCATTTGTAAGTTGAACAAATGGTTTGATAACCTTAGCATCCAATTCAGAGTTTGTTGCGTTTGGATTTGCTTTTCCAGAATAAGTCATTGTTAATTAGTGTAGAATTGTGCAGTAGTATCAGTATAAGAATCTCTTAATTGTTTAGAAATTCCTGGAACTTTTACTTTAAATTCCCAATACTTTGTTTTTGGATCATAATCTAATTTGTTGGTTATGTTATCACCAAATGGGCAAGTAGCTAACCACTCGTTGAAGATTACAAATTTATCTTTTGATTTAGTCATTGTGCGGCCTCCCATAGTGTTTGAAATGCTTCAATCCAAATTACTTGTGATTCAGTAAGTTCATTGAAGTCTTGTTCATCAGCAGATACAGAGGGTAATCCCTGTTCTGTGGTGTAGTTTCTATAGATCTCTGCTAAGAGATCTATTTGGTCTACTACTGTTTCCATTTAACCTCCAAGAGTGAATTGTGGTTGCTCAAGAATTATATCTCTTACATGCTCTCTATCAAGGGAATCTCCACCACCCCATGAATAATGTACATACTCAAGATCACCCTTTTCAATGCGGTCAGTATAAACATTAAAAGCATTAAGGATGTCTTTTTTGGTCAATCCTTCAATAGGATATAATGGATCTTCTGAACCATAGAATGACCATACATAATCCACAAATTCAGTTAAACTGTTCATAAGTGATCTCCTTTGTTGATTACATTAGTATTATAGCAGATCCATATCCTTACCATGACGTTTAGTGGACACTTCCTTAACTGGTTCAAAGGGCTCACGTTCTTCGGTAGAACTAGGGTATTCTGTTAATACCTCATCTAACAACTTATCAAACAACTCAGGATCATAATCTCTTATTTTGGAACTAAGTTCCTCCAAATCATTACTATCAAGATCAACCGTTATTTTAGTTCTTCCCATTTCTACCAACTCATCAACACTCAAATTGGCTGCAACCACCTCAAAGTATTGATTCATTAGTTCATCTCTTTGTTTATCAGTTAATTTCATTGATTTAATAGGGTAATCGTGCTATTTAGTGTCCATTTTTCTTTGCAGTAACTACAACATAGGCACCAAATAATAATCCAATTCCTATCATTGCAGTTATTGGCCAAAATGGAATGACCGATAGTGCATAAACTACTTGAGCAGTTACTATCACATAGAAAATCCACATGATCCACATCCCAATTTTATTATGACGTGAACCTCTTTTATATGGATGACAACCACGTGGGCCACTATCCCATCCATCTTGCATATACTCTGAGTGATCTATAGTTCTATTAGGATCTCTTTTAGAACGTTCCCATGGTTTATCATGGGATAGATCTAACCAACGTTTCATTAATACTCCTCCTTTGCATAAAATGGAACAAAATCATCACGCTTTAACTTGTACCCTACCACTTCAGCTTCATCATCATGGGCATTTAAGTATGCTTGAATTTCTTCTGATAAGTGAAGTGGATTTATCTCTGCATCACCAGTTTGGATGCGAACTTGAAATACTACTGAGGTCATGGTGGTTACTTAAGGTAAAGGTAACCACCAGCCCAACCGCAGTTAGCAGGGTTGAGAACATACTCACGCTCTTTAATCACTCTCATATCATATCTTACATACTTTGCTGGAGCCTTCCATGATGCTGCCTTATAGATCTCTCCAGTATTCTTATCAACAAAAGCATGAACACTACCATCACGATACTCATTTCTATCTCTGAATGTATCATATTCTTGTGCAATGATCTTATAAAACTTTCTTCCCTTCTGAATACGAAACTTCATTAGGTTAGCAGTTCCATTCTCCATTGCATCCAACTGTTGTTGAGCATAGGTAGATAGTTCTTTGTTACCATCAGCATTAAATCTTACACTATTATTGGTTATCATTCTCTTGTGATACTGTCTGTAGTTCTCAGCAAGTGATTCACATAGGGTCTCTGTCCACTCAAGCACTCTTTCTTCAAGTGTAGTCTGAACTGGTGTTGCAGTCATTGAAATGCTCCTGTGTTGTTTACTCTTATATTATAGCAAAAAAAAGACCCCTGAGAAGGGGCCTTGTTACACTTATTCAATTGGCCTACAGGTCTGTTCCTCCTGTCTCTGTTACCTCTACAATGTC